CCTGTGTTTAACAGATTTCTATTCATAATACCACCTTGTGCCATTGAATTTGAATCATTTAGTAATTCAACTTCTTCTTCTGTTAGTTCCTGATATGGTTTTCTAAAAACCATTAAAGACTTTTCATTTAATGAATCTTCTAAACTTGGAGCTGAAGCCATCATAGTATTTTCTTCTACATCTGCTTGACCCATAATTTGATCTCTCCACGATCCTTGTTTATAAAAATCTAAAAATCCTTCAAATAAAGATTTGTCTTCTATACCCATACCATTCCAAATACCGAATGCATCTTCAACATCTCTACCAGTTGTATAAGGACCGCCGGCCATAAGAGTTTCTGATTCTTCTACTACTTCTTCTACTTCACCACCTCTAGCCATTGCTAATCCACCTTGTGCACCACCAAACATATCCCCATGCTGATTTATAAATTCTTCAAAACCCATATTAATTTCTCCTTGTCTCATCATATCTTTATAGTCATTCCACATAGTTATTGTTCCATTATACCCATGTTCTCTAATCATATTTCTTAATAAACCTGCTGTTTGACCTTCAATACTTAAATTTTCTACTACTTCTTCTACTTCACCACCTTTAGCAAATCTTAACATAGGAACTGGTTCCATACTATGACCTGATTTACTTAAACTTTCTAAACCTTTTGCACCTAGACTTAAAGATCTGTCAAATTCTTTATTTTCATCTTCTTCTAATTTAGAAGTTAAACTTGCTATAATTTTATCTTTTGGATCCATATCTTCTTCTTCATTTATTAATTCATCAATGGTAGGAACATTTCTTTTAAATCTTTTTGTCATTTTATCACCTGAACCTTTAGGAAAACGACCGGTATCCATACCTAACATAAGTTCTTCAAGACCACCTCCTGCTAAGTTTACTCTTCCACCTGATGCGTATCCATATTTATCTAACATAGAATTAACATCATCTGCTTCATAAGCTCCTGTATTCATATAAATTTGATAGATAGCATTTCTTCTTGAACCTTTATCAGCCATACCCTCTGATAATAAACTTTGATTATATTTATCTATTTCTTGTTGATTAAGTTCTGCAAACTTTGCAGCTTGATCTACTGATGTTTGCGCTGCACCTAATTTTAATTGACCACCTAAAGTTTCTGGATTAGCCATACTAGATATTCTATCAACTAAACTAACGGTTTCTGTATTGTCTTTTAAAGTTTTAGTTTTATTTAAAAATCCTGCAAGTCCTTCACCTGTATTTGGACCACCAGAACCAGCTAAAGCCCCTACACCTTGAGATAATAAAGCTGGAGCTGCAGCTAAACCTGCTGCTCTTAATGGATTACCATTTTCATCTGTTGCCGCTGATGTTATACCGGCCGCCAGTGCTTGTCTTAATGCTTGATTAGTTATACCAGACATAAAATTAGCGCCTAATCCTGCCGGACCAACCATGCCCGCAGCAATATAAGGTAAGAAAGGTCTTATCTCTTTAGGTATAATTTTCTTTGCAATTTTTGTAATTGGTCTTGTTATTCGTTTTACTACTGAACCCATGATGCCTTCGTCTTCCTTTTTGAAACTCTATAAATTTTATCTTTTGAAATCCTTAACCAATTAATAGGTTGGTCAACTCCTAATGTTTTTGTAAAATAATTTTTTGTCCAAGCCATAATTTTTCTTAAATATTTATTACAAACGGTATCGATGTGCCATAAAGTTTCACCACTGTTCCACTCTTTTATCTCACCTGTTTTTAAATAATGATCTTCAGTATCTTTATCTAAAAAAGCCCAGTTCGTAAAACCTATTACATCATCTTCATCGTAATGTATCTTATATTGCTTCAATTTAATAGAAGGAAGTATATGATAGTATAGGTCTTCTCTAGAAAAATCCTTATACTTATCAAACTTCTTATACAAAGATATGATCATTTGCATATCTTTTAGTATTTTCTTATTAAAAATGAAGTTCATAGCAAGGTGGCTATTCTTGAATAAAGCCGATTACCTTTAATTTACTAGGTTTTTACTCTCTAGTCAATCTAGAATATATTAGTTCCTGCTCCTAAATGTACCTCTTCTACAGTTAATTTAACATCTCTTCTTATATGTTCTGCTTTAGTATCTGTATTTGTATTTTGTACATCTGATAATGCTTCTGCATCGGACATATACTCTTGATTTGTTTCCGTGTTTGTTAAAGTTATTTCACATTTAGGTGTAATTATTGGTACTTTTTTACCATTAACTACTTCGTATCTAATTGAAGCTTCTGTCTCTACAAATGACATTATCTGTCCTCCCTGTTTATTTCTAATAAACTAACGGTTACATCTGGTCCAGTAATATCTGATAACATCTTTAATGTATCGTTCTCTTGTAGCACTAATATATTAACAACAAATTCTTCAGTAGCATTTGCTGCTATATTTTGTTTACCATAAAAATAATCTACACCGCCTGAATTAATTTTAACTGTAACAGCAGCACTCCCAGCACCTTCATTGTAAATATGAAGAGACTTTATTAAAGATCTAGTATTACCTGGTACTGTATAAACATCTTTTTGAGTACCAGATATTAAATCGTCATTTACTTTTTTATATATATTAGCCATTAAACCAAGTAAACCTTTCTGAATCTTCTTTTAATTGTGTTAAAAATGTAGAATTTAATTGTTCAATAATAGAAGTTAAAGATCTATTAATTTGTCTTTGATTATCTTCACTATATTCTTTTTTAGGTTCGGGTAATCTTACTACTACTCTAGTCATTATCTTCTTCCATCTGGTTGTAGGTCAGCTTGGAATGTACCAAATCTCCAAGATTCTCCTGATCCTATATTTTCTATTTTAATTGCTGCATATCTACCACGAGCTCTTGTATCTACTTTAGTCGTAGTTAAAGTAATTGTAAAGGGACTTAAAGCTGTATTTGTATTAGGATCTGCAGGATAATCAGCTACAGAAATAGTAACTTGTGCATTTCCTACCAAATTTTTAAAGTTAGGTAAAAATCTTCTCATAGCTAAAAAGTATTCTCCAATACCTCGATCTGTTTGTAAAGCAAAGTCATAAGATTGTACAAAAGAAGTTAATGTTGTTGTACTTCCATTTGGATTAATTTGATCTGTTCCTACTTCATGTTCAAATAATACGCTTTGACCTAATCCTGTTTCACCTATAATTGTAGGAAAAGAACCTGTATTAGAACTATTAAAAGCTGTAGCATATGGTTTAGGATAAACTAATGAATCAATCCAAGTTGTTCTTATAGAATTTATATTAATTCCTGTGTACCAATTACCCATAGGTGTTGGTGTATTAGTTTGACCATAATTATAAACTACAGATCTATTATTAAAATCAGATCCTGTTGATGGATACCACCAAACAACTTCTGTAAATAAATTATTAATACCTGCATTAATTTGTTGACCTTTAGTTGTATCAATATCATCAAATACATAATCTTCTACACTACAAGGTAAAGTATTAACCGTACCATCAAAAGAGAAGAAACCATTATTACCCATCCAGTAGGCAACACCATCAATTTCAATTGGAGCATTTTGTCCAATCAATCCACAGTTAGTACCAACTTGTTCAAATCCAAATGTAAAAGGTGCACCTACAAATTTCATTGTGTATAATGCATTGTCAGTCCACACTAGAATATTTTCTTTTGCAACCAAAGCTCCCATAATTTTTGTACCGTCTTGTAATCTTTGTGAACCTGCCGTGTTAACAGCTTCTATGGTATACTCATTAATACTTTCATCAGCAGAAAATCTAATAAACATATCATCTTGTGTAGTTGGATCTCCAATAGTTGTTTCAGTTCCAAAATGAATTAAGTGTCTTGTTGTTGGTGAAATTAAAGTTGATCGTGTTGCAGTTGGATTACTTGTAGTTATAAAATTAGTTGTAGTTGTTGAAGCGTGTGTTGTAAATCTAGCTGCGATTCCTGCATCCCAAGTAAATGTTTTACCATTTAGTATTGTTGCAACAAGAACTTGTCCAAAAGAATTAAGAGACCAAAGACCTGGTTCTAATGTAATAGTTGATGCTTCAACTGCACTACCATATCCTGTAAAATCAGTTGCGTTTTGAACAACAGCGTTGGTACTATGCGCTTGACCGTTTGATGTACCGGCAGTTGCTGTTCCATTTGTACCTCTAGTAATGCCTAAAAATTGTGTAGAGCTTTTTGATGTATATGTAATTAATTCATTAGCTATTGCAATCGTTCCTGCAGCTGGAAAACCAGTAGTTGAATCTACAGTAA